GTGGATTAAGCAGTCTTGTATAGTACAAACAGAAAACGAATACAATAACGAAGTATGTATAACTGCTTTTGGAGACGATAAAATAAAAGATTTAAATAAATTAAAAATTGGAGAAAACGTACAAATTTGGTGTAACGTATATTCAAGAGAATATAACGGCAAGTATTATAATCAAATAGACGGCTGGCGATTTTCTAAAAGTGGATCAGAATTTAAAGCTCAAGACTTTGTAACCTCTGATAACGATATGCCTTTTTAAAATGGTTGACAAGCATAATTTTAAAGCTATATGTAAACTAACAGAAAAGGTTTTAGAAATACCAAAAGGTTTAATGCAAGATAAAAGCAGAAAAAGACCTTTAATAATTGCTAGACAAATAGCGTCTGTTATAGGTCTTAAAGAAGCAAATGTACATAAAAAAATTATCGGCTCTATGTTAAATAGAGATAGAACTTTAATTAATTACTATGAGCATCAACACGAAGGCAACTATAAAAACTGGGAATTATACAGAGAATCTTATAATAAAGTTTACAAAGCATATAAAAACATAGAAGGTTTAAAAGAAATATTTAGTAAAGGATCTGATATAAAAGAATACTTAATTAAAAAAGGAGTTAAAGAAGCTCCTAAAAATTTAGACGATATAATTATTGCAGTAAAAAGCGGCGAAGCGTCTACATTAATTAAAGTTGCTGAGTTAGATTTTGTAAAACAATTAGAAAATATTAAGTTAGCACTTAAAAATTATTATTATACAATAGAGATTTTATAATGAATAAACCTAACTATTACGCTATACTACCTTCTACAATAAGATACGACGAAAATCTTAAACCAAATGTAAAATTATTATATGCAGAAATTACTGCTTTATGTAATATGAACGGAGACTGCTTTGCTAGTAATAGATATTTTGCAGATTTATACGGTAAAAGTAAAGGTACAATTTCTGGTTGGGTTAGCGATTTAGTTAAAGCTGGTTACATTAAAATAGAATATACTTATAAAAAAGGTACACGACAAATAGATCATAGGTATATTAGAATTATCGCAGGGGCTATACCAGAAAAGTTGAACGACCTATACGATAAAAGTTTAAAGAATAATAATACAAGTATTAATAATAAACTTACAGTTAGTAATAATAAGCGCTTTAAAAAACCAACTTTAGATGAAGTTAAGATTTATTGTAAAGAGCGAAATAATAATCTTAACGCAGAAACTTTTATTAATTTTTATGAATCTAAAGACTGGTATGTAGGTAAAAATAAAATGAAGTCTTGGAAGGCAGCGGTACGAAACTGGGAGTCTCGAGATAAAGGTAAATTAACTATGAGTAAAATTGATAAACAACTAAACGAATATATGGACGGAAAAAAATATTTATGAAGACACTAAAACAAGAAGAGCTAAAAGAATTAACAGAAAAAGTATATGAGCTATTACATAAAACTGCAATAGAAATAGGTCAAAATCCAGACGGTAAAACAATAGCAGCTTTAAGTAAAATATTTGCAAATGATTTACAAAAGGAAAATAGATTTAAAAACCTGACTTTCAATCAGTTAGAAGACGCTTTCTCTATTGGAGTTAGATTTGGTAAAGACGAACCTTTTTTAAATATTAGAACTTTTTATAAGTGGACTTACGAACACAAAAAAAAAGTTGATAACGCTTACTACGAAGTACATACTTTAGGTAAAGAAAAAGACAAAACACTTTATTATCAAGACCCTATAATATTTTTAGAATGAAAAAAACAAAACTAATAGGCATATCTATTCTAGGTTGGATAGGTATTCTAATAACAGTAGCAGTATATGTTATAACTGTTATATCACTAATAAAACTAATACAATGAATACAAAACAAAAAGTCAGATATTATTTAGAAAAATTTTCACACTTAAGAGATAACGATTATAGATTATGTAGTAATATTTGGCACGAAGAATTTAAAACTTTTGATATTAACGGAGACTGTTCAGCTCAAGATTTTTTAAAAATATATTCTTTAGGTAAATTAACGTCAGCTCCAAGTATTAAAAGAGCAAGAGCAAAACTACAACAAGACAATCCAGAATTAAGAGGTCAAAAATATATAACTAGAAAAAATAAATTACAAAATGAGTGGCGTAAAGACTTGGGCTATGAAATCAATAAGTAAATTAAAAAAAGAGTTAGATAAAGTATTTAGTTTGTTTATTAGATTAAGAAACGCAACTGAGTACGGTTTAGCTCAATGTTTTACTTGCGGTAAAGTAGACCATTATAAAAAATTACAATGCGGACACTTTCAAAGCCGTAAACATATTAGTACAAGATTTGACGAAAAAAATTGTCAAGTCCAATGCGTAGCCTGTAATATGTTTAGAAGTGGAGAACAATATCGTTTTGGCTTAAATTTAGACGCTTTGTACGGCGAAGGCACGGCTGAAGAACTAGAAGTAGTTTCTAGGTTTACTATAAAAATGAGTAGACCAGATTATGAAGAAAAAATAACTTATTACAAATTAACTGTTAAAAACTTAAAAAAAGATAAAGGTATCGAATAAGTTTTTTTACATATACTTGTCGTATGGTAACTCCTATATATGCAAGTAACGAACACAGACAAGCCGTAGAATTGTATATAAACACTTGTTTTGAGTTTGCTAAGGACTTATCTACAAAAACAAAATACAACAACTATATAGACGTTGTAAACACTATCATAGAATATCATAACGGTTACGGTAAAGGAGTAAAAGAAAATAATTATTACGACTGGTTAATGATTATACCTATAAATATATCAGTTGCTACAAATGGTTTTTTTGCTGGTATTGAATCAAGAAATAATAGAGCTACTGTAAGAGCGTATAAAGTTGTTTTAGAACAATTACTATTAGATACCGTAGATAAAATAGAATTACTAGAGCCAGAAAATGAATAAGATTTATATTGAAATAGCAGATCTTACAGAAAAATTTAGAAAAATGGCTTATGGTATATGTAAAGACGAAAACAAAATTAATAACGCAGTACAAGAATTAATGCTTTATTTCTTACAAATGAACCCAGAAACTCTAAAAAATATATATGATAAAGACGGAATAGAAGGGGTTACAAGATACGGAGCGGTTGCTTTAAAAAGAGCTTTAACAAGTACAAGATCTAATTTTTATTACAAATATGAAAAATATTATACGAATATTGATAATTCCAATTATGTTTATAGTTCAACTATGGATAATTGTAGCAAGTTGGAATCTTACTCTGACGCTAAGATGCTACGCTATATTTCAGAAAGTGAAACTGTATACGACGAAGACAAAGAAAAGAAAATTGTTTTAATTGAAACGGAGTTAGATAAACATCACTGGTACGATAAAGAAATTTTTAAACTTTACTACTATGAAGGGAACACGCTCGACTCACTTGCTAAAAAAACAAAAATAAGTAGAAATAGTTTGTTTACGACAATAGACAAAGTAAGAACGGAACTAAAAACAAAATGTAATGAAATTGTACAATCCGATAAAGAAAAATAGTTTTATTATGCAGTTTGGATTTCAAAGTCCAAATTGGAAAAAATGTAGTATTGAAAACTTAGAGAGACAAATTAAAACAAAGAAAAAAGAAAAATGAAATTTTTTGTAGCAAATGAAGTTTACAAAGAACGTATGTCAATATGTAAATCTTGTGAACACTATTTAAGTCTATTAGGTAACTGCGCAATTTGTAAGTGTTTTATGAAAGTAAAATCAAGGATAGCGCCTATGGAATGTCCTAAAGGTAAATGGTTAAAAACAACTAAAGTAGAAAACCCAAAAGATTTACCTCAAGATATAATCGAAGAAATATTAGAGTTGTACCCTAAAATAAAAAGCGGTCGAGCAAAAAACCATACTGACAAAGCTAAACTTATAACTTTGTACAATACAATATATAATACTAATTATAGCACGGGTACAAATTGCAGCTCTTGTATAAGTACTTGTTTTGACGCTATAACAAAACTTTACGAAAAATATAATACAAATGAATAATATACCAAAATACTATATAGGTAAAAAATACAAAATAGAAGCTAGAAAAGTAATAGAAGACTTTCAAGCTGACAACTATAATTTAGGAACGGCTATAACATATTTA